AGCACCCTGCGGTACTGCTCGACGTGTAGCTGCGCCGAGCGCTCGAGATATCGCGACGGTCCGGGACGCTGCGGCGCGCCCTCGAAGGTCAAGTCAGGTTGCGGCCCCTCGGTCAACCGCTTGAAAAACTCGGCTGCCTGGATCTCGCATGCCTCCTTGACCGCCGTCGGCACCGCCGGGAACCCGAACTTGCCGACGATCTGCACGGCACGCGGAGCCGTCGGGAACAGGTACGACCCGAGCGGATGTCGCCGGATGAGCGTGTACGGGCGCCCATCGAGGGCGGCGTTGAACGGCTCCAACACGTAGTCCGTGTTCGCGGTCCACGTCACCTCGTAGGTGCCGTTCGAGTCCTCATCGGTCTTCAGCGATGTGACGGAGACGACATCACCGGGGAACAGCGCGTCGGAGGAACCAGCCGTGAAATACCTGGTCTCGTCATTCGACGTCGTGAAGAACCGCCTGCGACAGAAACCGTCGATGGTGCGGGACGCAGACTCGATCGCAAGCTCCAGCGCGGCATCGTCGGACGTATCCGTGATGCCGAGCCGGGCCTTGAGATCGGCCAGCGTCGTGTACCCGTTCGTGATCGCCACGGCTTACCCCGTCTTCCGTGGGCGGCCCCGGCGCTTGACCTCAGGGACCACATCCGGCTCCGGCTCGGACTGCGGCGCAACGATTTCGGGCACGACCTCAGGCTCCGCCTCGGACTCCGGCTCTGATCCCACGAGCCCATAGCGCCTGGCCTCGTCCATCGGGATCGACTGACCCGGGATGGCAAACAGCCATCTGCCAGCAGGATCACCCTCTGGCACGAGCCGACCATCCTCGGTGAGGCACAGCCGTTCGGTAACGGCGTACATCTCCATATCTGCCCCCTCACTCATGACGAACTCGAGAGCCATCAGGCACCCGTCCGCAACACCGTCAGCACAACGTCCGCAGCACCGGACCGGATCGCATAGAGCTGCTCACCGTGAGCAAGCTCGACAGTGACGGTCGCACCCGCAGCTAGGGAGAACCCGTTGCCCGCCGTGACCGACGAGTCTCCGAGATCAGCGGCGTTCGTTGAGTCGATGTTCTTGACGACAAGCTTGGTCCCGCTCGTAGCGCCCGACTCGGTGTTGAGCGCAACGGCAACCGTCGAGACGGTAACTCGTGCATGCGTTACGGCCATCTCGCCTCCTTACGCAAGCTCGAAGTACTCGACGAGGACGTCGAACACGCCTGCGGTCAGATCGGCCGTACCAACCGTGATCGTGATCGTCCGCTCCGCGGTGGTCTTGACACCCTGGTTCGCCGCACCGACGGCATCCAGCTTTTTGAAGCCAGTGGTGGACCACGGCGCACCCGAGATCGCATCGGCTGCGTTCAGGTCGGCAGCACCCTCGACTTTCACGGCGATCGTCGCCGCACCACCCGAGGTTGGAACGGTGGTCACGTTCACGAACGCAGCCGCGATGAGAGCACCGCTCGGGATTTTGTCTCCACGCGTAAGCGCGATGTCGCCGGCCGTGCCGCCCTCGGTCGCAAAGTCATACCGAGCACGGGCAACCTTCCGCTCGCCCATCGACAGCCCGGCAGCCGACACCTTCTTCGTTCCGGGAATGACTGGCATAGCTTCACCCTCCTTCGTTGGCTGTGGTGGGGACACCAGCGGCATCCCCACCACAACAGATCGCTTACAGCCCGGTCACGACGCCGAAGGCCTTGGGCCGGTAGTGGATCGCGGCAAGCCGGACATCAGCGCGGATCGCGAGCTTCCCGTTGACGAAGAAGTCGGAGTGCGCGTTGGTCACCTGGATATCGATGTCACGCCGGATGCGGAGCTCGGAGAAGTTGGCGTAGTCGCCAGCCACGAGCTTGGTCGCAGTCGGAGCAACGGTCTCGATACCAGGCACGCCCCACAGCCGCACCGGAGCGGCATCACCCGGGTTACCAAGGATGTAGATGCCGTCTGCGGTACGAGCAAGTCGAGCGGTCTCCCACTTCTCCGGTCGGATGAAGAACACCGAGGGCTCGGCGAACCCATCGTCCCTGATCTTGCGGAACAGCTTGTAGGCAGCGTCGAACAGCGGGTCCGCACCGAGCGCCTGCGTCTGGATACCGCTGACGTTCTCGGTCCCGAGCAGGTTCGGCGAGGTCCCGTTGCCGACGAGCACCTGCGAGTCGATCCGCTGGCGGAGCATGAACGGCAGACGGTTGTTGACGTACGCCTCAGCACCCTCGACATCCTCGAACTGCTCGTCAGTCACTGGCAGCCAAACGGCGACCTTCTCGACGACGCGCGAGCGCTCCGTCAGCACAAGCGCGGCCTCCGGGTAAGCCCCGGCTTCGGCCGTCTCGGCCGCGGCGTTCGTGAAGGTCGTCTCCTCCATGTACTTGACGGCCGCCTGGCTCGTCGGAACCTGGGGAAACGCATCCACGACGTGGGGGGCTGGACGCGTGGGGAACAGCTCGACTCGGCCGGTACGCATGGACTCAGGAGCCCAACCAGCCGAGGTCTGGAACAGCGTGTTGCGGACATCCGCGTACTTCAGGCTGGCGATCGGACCAACGCCCGAACCCGGACGGTAGCCCTTGAACGCCTCCGACTCGACGAACGCACGACCGAGAGAGACCGGACGAGCAGAGACCATCCCGGTCTCGGGCTCGACGGTGCCACCCGCGGCCTTCGCGTGCTCCTGTGCGATCGCCTCCTGGCGCTTGGCCTCAAAGGCATCCTTGAGCGTGTTCAGCTCCTCGTTCCGGTTCTTGATCTCCTCGACCGTCAGCCCGGTCTTGGACAGATCGATCTCACCCTCGGCGTTGCGAGCAGCGTCGAAGATGTCGGCAAGCGCCTGACGCTTGCCCTGAAGCTCGTTGTACGCATCCTTGAGCGCCGGATACGCACCGAGCAGATACCTCAGGTCGTCCATAGCTAGATCAACCTCCTTGCGTTGCAGGGTTTTGGGCCGATCTACAGATCGGCACCGAGGAGGACGAACCGCGCGAACTCGCGCTCGATGTCGTCCTCGGTGGATGGAGTGTCGAGGAGCGCACGGACCTGCTCCATGCGACGCTCGAGCTCGTCCAAGCTCTCGCGGTTCACCTGGCTCAGTCGCTTCCCCTCGTCGGCGCGGAGGGCGGCCACCCGTTCCGCGCTCTCGATGACGCCGGAGACCACACCCATGGCCTCGGCAAGCTCGTCGTTCAGCGTGCGACGCGCGAGTGAATCCTGGGGCTTGGGGTCAACGACCTCATCGGCCAGCCCCGCCTCGACCGCCTGCTCAGCGGTCAGCCAGGTCGTGGCACGCATCAGCGCACGGAAATGCTCGGCATCGCCGCCGGTACGCGCCGCGTAGATGCCGGCGATGATGTCGGACTCCATATCCAGCAAGTCCGCCATCTCGCGCATCTCCGCAGCGTTACCGATCACAACGCCCCAGGCGTCGTGGATCATCATCTGCGATGCCGTGAGCATAACGCGATGATCGCCAGCCTGAACGACGATCGATGCCGCCGAGGCCGCGAGCGAGTCAACCCGCGTCGTCACCCGCGCGGGATGCGCACGCAGGGCGTTGTACACGGCGATCGCGTCGAACACGTCCCCACCTGGCGAGTTGATCGCGACTCTGATCTCGGGAGCAGTGATCTGCTCCAGGTCGCGCACGAACTCCTCGGCGCTGATGCCCCACCAGGAGATTTCGTCGTAGATACGCAGCTCTGCCACATCTCCATCTTGGTTACGCAGGTCGTACCAGCGGCTCGCGCGCGCAAGCGAACGACGGCGCTCACGCTGACGCGCCAACAGATCGTCGGGATTGTCCGCCTCGCTCGGCAACCGGTGCGTCTCGAAGACGTGGCGCCGCGCCGCTGCGCGGTCCTTGAGGTCCTCAGTCTGCTCGAACCTCGCTCGTGCATTGCGGATCGCCGCGGCGTTCGCGGGCTCACCCGGGCGCCGATGATGCGGTAGCGCCCAATGCTGCGCCTCGTCGGGCTCGCCGACCGTACGCTCGATGCCGGACACGGCACGAAATGCGGCGGCCGGGTCGTCCTGATCCAGGCACCAGGAGATGACCTCCTGCGCGTCCCAGGTGCTATCGTCGGTCGCCGTGCCCCTACCTCCATTACGTGGACTCATGGTGCCTCCTCGGATGGTGCCCCCTCATGCTCGATCCTGTGCTGGACCTGCCCGACACCCGGCTCCTGCAACTGCACGGAGACCATCCCGGTGTGCTCGAGCCTGCGCAGGTCGCCAGTTGTGATCGCATCGATCGCCGACTCCGCGGTAAACCCATCGCGCACAAGCCTGGTGATGGACTCGGCACGAACACGGTCGATCTCGGCGGCAGCCTTCGCATCCTCGCGAAGGAACGCAACGTCGCTCGCGTCGTACCACAGACGCACCGGTCCATCGGGCTTCGGCCTCGTCACCGGCTCCAGGCTCGCAGCAGCGATGCGCCACAGTGGACGGATCGTCGTGTCGGCCCACATCCGGCGCACCTGTGCGTAGTTACCGGCGTTCAGCGAGGAGCCCTGTAGCCCCTCAGACAGACCCGCGATCACCGGATGCACGCGGAGAGCGGATGCGATACGCGTCTCCATGCGACCGGTCACGCGTGCAAGGTCAAGCTGTGCGAAGTCTGCACCGATCACCTTTACGTCGGTGCCGCCGAGTACGTGCAGCGTGCGGTACGCGTTGGCCGGGCCCTCGTGCTGCGCGCGGAACGCGGTGACGAACGCCTCGAACTCCTCCTGGCTCACCGTGGGGTCGTACGTGATGACCGTCCCCAGTGCCGCGCCGCGCTTGAAAAACTCATATCGGTGCCGGGTCGCTGCCTTGTCGGCTTCGATCTCGCGCAGCACGGGTCGCAGCAGCGAGCGTCCGAGGAACCTGCTCGTCGGGTGCGGCAGCGGCGTATAGAGCACGAGATCACTCAGAGTGAAGTTCAACGCTGCGGGAGCACCCGGAGGCATGTACGCGATGCCCGTCAGCTTTGCGTCGGGATGCCACCAGTGCCCCTGCACCGGGGTATCCACCACGAGCTTCACGTAGTCGGGCAGCAGTCGCACGAGTTGCTTCGCACGCCGCCACCCGTAGAACGTCCCACCGATCGTCGAGTCCTGCTCCATGTGGATCAGCAGCTCACCTGTCGTACCCCCAGGCCACGGCGTCTCCAGGATGGACAGCGCCTCGGTGCCGAACAGGTCGGCTGGCTGTCCCGTCGCGAGACGCTGCCAGGCGAAGCGGACCTCGGAGAACGTTAGCGCGCGAGCCACGATGCAGGCCGAGACCACACCCGAGGACTCGTAGACCTGCTCGACTGCCGCGCGGAAGTCGGCCCACGGAGCGCTCGGCCACGGCGGCTGCGCCGACCAGAACGGCGGCTGCGACCATGCGGCACGTGGGCGACGACCCGTCAATCGCGAGATGGGACGCATCACGCCTCACCCAGTGCCAGCCATGCGATGACCGCCACGGAGATACCCCCGCCGATCCACGCCAGGGGCTCAGCGACCAGCGCCAGACCGTAGACGATCAGCCCGGCCGCAGCAGCGAAGCACGTCAGTAGAGCGACCTCACGCAATCCCCACCCCTCCTCACTCGGTGCTTGCGACCGCCAGGCGAGCCCGCTTGCGCTCAGCCGCTCCGAACGCCAATGTCAACGCAAAGAACGGCGTCACGTCTCCAGCATCTCGCCGCCAGACGAACCGGTCGCCGGAGACGGTCTTTTTCTGCGCGAGCGCCACCGCATCATCCAGGCTCACGGCGGCTCGCACCATCAGCTTGCCGTCGGCGATCGCCTCGTACATCCGCGCGCAGGCTGCGTAGACCTCAGCGTTCGCGAGTCGCTGCACCTTCACGCCGCGCGCCTCGAGCGGCTCCGAGAGATACACAGCCGGACCGTTGCCGTCGATCACGATGCTGCACCGGTACTTCTTTGCCAGTTCCCCGGCGCGGCCCACGACCCATCCGACACCTGCGCGGTGCTCGACGAGCTCGCCAACCCCGCCACCCCATGCAGCGATCGCCGCGCTGCTGTGATCGGGCGTCACCTCGACGGCGAGCCTGGCGCCCTCCTTGGTCGCCTCCACGTCGGGGTGGCAGACCGCATCCCACAACTCGACTGGGATCAGTCGCTCGGTAGCCTCGGTCGGCCAAATGCCGAGTCGCTCGCGCGCGAAGCCAGCGTCGGACAGCGTGCGCCGCTCGGCTAGGATCGCCTCCTCGGAGATACGGATGCCGAGCCCCGGGTTGGCCTGCTCCCATGCGCTACGGTCATCGAGGTTGGCACCCTCAGGTGCAGACCACTCGGCAAAGTACAGGTGCTCCTCGCCCTCGTATCCACGCTCGCGGAGCCTGCCAAGCACGTACGACCTGATGTCGCCAGCCGTGGACGTGTACCAGATCTGCGGGTTCCGACGCGCCGAAACGGTCGGGAACATCGCCTGCATCATGTCGTCGGTCAGCGCGTACGCCTCGTCGAGGATCACAACGTCGCCGGTGAACCCACGGCCGGAGCCTGAGGACCGCGCAACGAAGTTCAGGCGCTGCCCGGTCTTGAGCTCGATCCCTTCCTCGCCGTGCGATGCCCTGATCTGCTTGACCTGCTTGCGCAGGTCGTCGCAGTTCTCGATCAGCGAGCTGATCCGCAGGAACGATTCTCGCGCCGTCTTGAACTCGTGAGCCGAGTGTAGGATCAGCCGCTCCCCGAAGACGAACAGCCCGGCTAGCTCGCGCACCTCCAGGATGACACCCTTACCGTTCTGGCGCGGCGCAAGGATCACCACCTCACGCGCTGCCCACCGATCCACGTCGCCGGGACGACACCCCAGGGCATCGCGGAGGACATCCTGTTCCCAGGGGTCGAGCACCAGACCTGCATGCGCAGCGAGTTCGATCGCGTCGTCACCGTCGGTCCGGGTGTACGGCGGGCAGCTACGGACGCGCGGCGTCTGACTCCCGCGCAGCGGCCTTGCGCCTGGATCGTCGCGCCGCGATCTCGTCGACAACAGAGACCTCCTTGCTTGGAGCCAGCTCGGCGATCTCGGCCGCCACCATCCGGAGCTGATGCGCGACCTGCGCAACGGCGGCCCCGCGTGCATCAGCCAGCTCTGCCGCTAGACGCTGCTGGAGCGCACGGAGCACCTGGAGCCGATCGCCCGTGGCAAGACCCCCATCACCATCTACGTCCTGGCTCACGACCCCTCCTCGTACGACGACCCCGGTTGCATGGCCGACACGACGCTCGGCAGTTACTCGGGTCCAGCACCGCCCCGCCCATGTGCCGCGGGATGATGTGGTCGACCTCCTCGGCGCAGCCCCGACACCCCGGCGCGTGCTGGCACACCCCGGCCATCCGCACCCGGCAGTGCCCACCGTCGCGGGCGAACACGTAGGCTCGGAGTCGCTGCCGATCGTCCTTGG